TGCAGGATTTTAATTTCCATAACTGTCTCAAAAGTGACCATAAGCTCTCCCGAATCAGGAGAGCAGATTAACCCCTGGATCTGATTTCAGGCGTCGGATATGGATCACTTTCGCACCGTTAGTGACACTGCTCAGCCAGGCGCGCTGATTCAGCTTCCTCGTGACGGCGGCGCTCCGCTGCGATAGCAGCGTTCTTTTCCTGCTCAGCTTTTTCCGCAGCGGCTTTTGCTTCACGCTCTGCTTTCTGCTGGGCTTCAATTTTTTCGCGCTCTGCGCGTTCAGTTGCAGCTCTGGCTTCAGATTCACGGCGTGCAGCAGCATCAATTTCAGCCTGTGCCTTTTCCTCTGCATCACGCTTAGCTTGTTCAGCGGCTTCACGGCGGATATTCTCTTCACGCTCAAGGCGTGCTTTTTCTTCTGCCTCTTTGCGCAGGCGATCAAGCTCAGCGGCTTCATGTTCGCGCTTTTGCGCTATTACCAGCGACGCTTCCAGTTGCTGAATAGTTGAATCTTTAGCCACTCCCGCCTCTGCTGCGCGTTCCTGCCAGCTGTCATCCAGTACCACGGATTTAGCTTCCAGAATGCGCGCCTGAATATCAGCAGAAGGCAGGTAGTTACCGGCGGTGTCGATCACGTCAGCCAGCGCACGCAAATACACAAGGCGCTGCTGCAGTGCTTCGGTGCGCGCCTTTTCAGCATCTTCCCACTCGGTAAGGGGGCGGCGTACTTCATCGCGCAGCTGATCGCATTCGGTGACGAAGCGGCGCAATTCAGCTTCAACCACTTTCGGCTGCTCCTTGAGGCGCTTCAGGTAATCCCTGCCAGGTTTCTCTACAGCAGTTTTGCTGCGTGATACCTGTGCGGCCAGCGATGCAATGCGAGCCCGTCCCTTTGCAGTGCTCAGGTCAGGAACTTCGTTTACTCCGGCGCGGATCTTTTCCAGGAAGGAATCAAGCCCATTCTCAACGTAAATTGCCGGCGCCATGTCTGGCGCGATTTCGATAATTGCTAAATCAGTCACTTATTCACCCCCATACCCATTTCCGTTTTTGCTGCCAGTTTGCTGACGAATGCCCAGCTGATTGCTTCCGGCAGCGTGCGAAACTTCCAGCTCATCAGCCCGCAAGCTGTAACGCAGTACCAACCATTGATGACTTTCCACTGCATATGAACCTCTCTATTACCATTTTGGTAATACCTGAAGATGCAGGAAAGCCACGAAGTGGTGGTTTCTGCCTGAGCGATGCGCTCATGTATTACCTTTTGGGTAATAATCAGATCAAAAAGTGATTGTGTCAATAGGTATGACGAGAAAAAATTACCATTTTGGTAATTGTGTGAGGCGAGAGCTTACCGCCATCGGGCAGGTAAAGCGTCAGAATGGCGGGGGATTACTTTCTTTTGTTCTGCTCAAACACGAAGTTGATGAATGAGGTGATCTTGTTTTTCTCTTCCTGTGGCAGAGCTGCATACAACCGGTGGTCGTAGTCGATAACACCAGGGGCGCCTACGGGAATAATCATCTCGTATGCTTCATGCCCGAACGCGCGCGCCAGGGAGGAAAGAACGCCGATAGTTGTGCTGACTTCCGCTTTCATAATCCGGTTAACTGTGGCCGGGCCAATACCAGCTGCAACAGCAACTTTCTTTTCGGATGTCATTTCCGTGTTCTTTCTCATCCAGGAATTGAGCGTGGCTGCGGCCTGCTTCTCTACAGTCCATTCGCCATCGTCAGTGGCAGGAATAAAGATATCAGCCTGTACTGCGTCCAGTTCGTGATCGACATCAAGCCAGAACTTTTCTTTGCGCGCTGCTTCTTCAATGATGCGTGCGGCATTCGGTCCGATGTTTTTGATACCAGTACACCACCGGTTGACCAGGTTCTGCGAACGCTTCACCCTCTCTGCAAAGCGCAACTGGGTGTCATCGAAATCACGGCGGATGATTTCGTTAAGGTTTTTGCGTCTTATGTCATAAATACTTTTCATAGCTATTGTATTTGTCCATTTAATGTTACCTAACTGACTAAATTTAAATGAATATTACCATAAAGGTAAAGTTACCATAACGGTAATAATCATTGATTTTTTCACCAGAAAGGTAATAATTCAGATATGAATAGACAGGCTGAGATAAGCAAAATATGAGTGACGAAAAAAAATTTGATTTCAAAAAGCACTGGCTGGGGCTGTCTCCTGATGAGCGTGAAGCATTTGCAGATGAAGCCGGAACCACCAGTCATTACATCCAGACTCACCTGACCGGGCGCCGCAAGATGCCTGGTAAGCGACTGATGGACGGACTGTTTAAAGCATGTCGTTCCCGCGAATGGACAAAGTCAAAAACTGAATTAGTGCTCTTCTTCTACGACCGATAATCCCTCTGAACCCATCAATGCCGTCATTACCTGGCGGCTCCTTCCTGCATAAAACACCTTTCTGGTAATAAAAAACCATATACGGTTGATCTTTTTTCTCCTTAGTGCAAAATTACCAAAGATAAATAACAAAGAGGTAATCCGATGAAGCGAATCACCCAGCGTGAGGCTCTCGATTTGGGCCTTACTCGCTTCTACACCGGGAAGCAATGTATCCACGGTCATGATAGCGAGCGCTACACCCTGAGCGGGGAGTGTGTGCGGTGCAATAACGAGCGGGCACGCCGACAGGCAAAGCTTCGTTCCGAAAAAATGAAGGCAGCCAGAATGGCAAGAGAGGCAGCATGATCCCAGCAGCCTACTACAACGAAATAGACCAATTTGCAGCTCAATGGCTGCGTAACCTTATCGCCGGCGGTCATATCGCACCAGGCGAAGTTGACGAACGGAGTATTGAAGATGTCACACCTGACGACCTCAGAGGTTTTACCCAATGCCACTTTTTCGCCGGAATTGGCGTCTGGTCCCATTCCCTCCGCCTCGCCGGATGGCCTGACGATAAACCAGTGTGGACAGGCTCCTGCCCGTGCCAGCCTTTCAGCGCGGCAGGCAAAGGCGATGGATTTGCTGACGAGCGGCACCTATGGCCCCATTTCTTCCACCTCATCAGCGAGCGCAGACCTCAGCATGTCTTTGGCGAACAGGTTGCAAGCGGTAACGCAAACACATGGTTCGACCTTGTACAAGCTGACCTGGAAGGAATGGGATACGCCTTCGGGCTTGTGCCGTTTGCGGCAGCGGGCATCGGTGCGCCGCACATCAGAGAGCGGGCCTACTGGGTGGCCAACGCCAACAGCGTCATCAGTGACCGGCGCGGGAACGTCCGGGCGCCAGGGCGGGATGAATATTCAAACGGCGGCGATGATGTCCGGCTGGCCGACGCCAACCACGATCGACAACAACCAGGTTGCAGGACAGGCAGCCGCCGCGAATGCGCCAAACAGGGGAACAACATTGGGCGGGGCGGCCAGAATGGCGGGCTGGGTAACTCCAACGTCCCGCGACTGGAAGGACTCAGCGGGAATGACAGCGCAGCGGGATGGGAAAGAACGACTGGACCAGTTGCCGCGCCAGGTGTTCATGACGGGTTGGCCAACTCCTCAAGTGAGCAATATCACCAATGCAACGACAGTCCAAATGAGCGGGGATGGTCGAGAAACTCCGAACAAAATCGGCTGGGCGGCGAGCTTATGCGGCCCCTTGAGGTTAACGGTTTTTGGCGTGATGCAGACTGGCTCTTATGTCGAGATGGCAAATGGCGTCCAGTTGAACCCGGCACATTCCCGTTGGTTGATGGGGCTTCCGCACGCCTGGGACGAGTCGAGCCCTGGGTGGCAAGAGTGGCAAGCAGCAACCGCGTCGGCCGACTCAAAGGCTACGGTAACGCCATAAACGCACAGGCTGCGGCTGAATTCATTCGCGCTTATATGGGGGTTACTCATGGCCGGTGACTGGATCAAGATGCGTGCAGATTTGCACACACATCCGAAAGTTGTCCGCATGGCGTCCGCATTGAAAGCGGACAGATTACGGATAGTTGGCGGACTACATTCCGCATGGTGTCTTTTCGATGTCCACTCTGTTGACGGCTTTCTTGACGGATACAGTGCGGAGACTCTCGACGACCTGATCGGCTTCCCTGGATTTTCACGGGCAATGATGGCCGTAGGATGGCTCGAAGAAAATGGAGAAAGCCTAGTAATGCCGCGCTTTGAAGCCCATAACGGACAGTCTGCAAAGCGTCGTGCGCAGGACGCAGACAGGAAGAGAAATGTCCGCAAAACGTCCGCTTCAGATGCGGACAAAAAGCGGACCAGAGAAGAGAAGAGAAGAGAAGATATTAAACCCCATATAAACCCCACTCATAACGCGCGCGAAGAAAAATCTGTGGATAACTTTCCTGGAGAACAGTTCGCCATGTTTGATGGGTGGAATCCAGATCCAGACTTTGTAGAAAAATCGAAGGAATGGGGTACTCCTGTTGAAAGGGGGGTGAGAGAAACTGAACTTACATCGTTTATCGACTTCTGGGTTTGCGAAGACGACAAGCTAAACCAGTTTCAGTGGCAGCAGAAGTTGGCAAGACACATATGTAACATCAGGAAGTAAAACGATTTATGTAGCGCAGCAGCGCATTTTTTTACATCTAATTAATTACCAAAAAGGTAATAAAATATGCGCATAGCTATTGAAATTAACTCGTTTGTGGTTTTAAATTACCTGAGAGGTAAATCATGAAAAGGCAGTTGCAGGCACTCGGAAGGCTCAAGACGGGCCAGATGAATAAAACCGAATCGGCTTACTGCAAGCACCTTGAGTTACTCAAGCATGCAGGGGAAATAGCCTGGTATCGGTTCGAAGGTATCAAGCTTCGCCTGGCTGATAACACGTTCTACACGCCTGACTTCGCAGTGATGCTCACCACCGGTGAGATGGAACTGCACGAAGTGAAGGGTTTCTGGACTGACGACGCCAGGGTGAAAACCAAAGTCGCAGCAGACCAATACCCGTTTCGCATCATCGGGGTAACGGTTAAGCCGAAGAAAGCTGGTGGAGGGTGGAGCGTCGAAGAGTTCTAAATCGACGATCCTTTTAGTTATCAAACTAATCAATAACTTATACGGGTAAGCGAGGGTAATAATGGGAAGCAATATCATTGAGTTGGCGAAGTTAGGACATGAGCGCGCTGCTGAATTGAAAGCATCATGCGGTGCTGTCGACGTGCGCAGCCTGGCGCAACTGATTAGCGATCTGGCTACACAGCTTGAAGTGCAGTTTGTTCGCTCAACCAATCAGGCAGTACAGCTCGCTAACGCCGAGAGCAAGTGCAGGGAGCTGGCGGCGGAGAGTGTAACCGTGAAAGAGTGCGCATCAGATGTTATGAGGCACGTATATCGTAGTAAGACCTATCTTGACAGCAGTCGCGTTGTGGATGCCATTCAAGGTCTTCAATGCGCCATTGAGCGCAAAGCTGGAAAAGCCCCAGCCACCGACGCTTTCCTGGCTGAAGTGCGGGCCAGTGCGGTAGATGAGGCTTGCCTGAAAATCAGCAGCGCCATCGTTAATTGCTATCAGGACGAACAAATTGGGCTTGATGCAGCAGCAACTATCTGCGGTGACTTCGCCGCCCAGCTTCGCAAAGGATCCGCGCTATGAGCAAACCAACCGATGAAGAAATCATCCAGGTGCTTCGTGACCATGGCAATTGCATGACCTATGTGGTCACTCACTGGTTACGCGATAACTACAAGGGAACAAAGACAGCGTATGTGCTGCGCCGCCTGAAAAAGCTTGAGGCTCTCGGTGCAGTGAAGCGAGTGAAAAGCAGTTATGCGGTTCAAATCTGCTGGGAGGCAGCCCAATGACGGCACTCGACAAACAGGCGCTGCGCCAATTAGCAACTGATGCGCATGAGCTTGGCATCATCAAACGTTACACGAAAGGCATCGAGGCCAATAAGAGATTCGCTGCCATCGTCACTCCTTTGACAGTTCTGGCGCTGCTGGATGAGCTGGAAGCCGCAGAGAAGCGCATAGCAGAACTGGAGGCGCGGACGGTTGCAGTAAAGCAATTCGATGACTTCCAGATTGTCCACTATGGCGGTTCTGAGGATTACGCGAAAGGTTATATCGACTGCCAGAACAACTACAACAAAGCGCTTACCGCCGCTGGCATTGGCGTGAAGGGGGAGTGAGATGGAAAACGTTAACTTTGTAGTGCAGCTACTGAAGAGTGACGAATGCGTAACGCTCATGGCCCACGCAGAAGTCAGTAAGGCTGAGCTTATCGACGAAGCCATTCGCCAGGGTGAGATTGAAGAAGATGAGCGAGAATGCTTCGATAAGGCCGAGTTTTGCGCCAACAAGTGGATGAAGGCAGTTCCGCGCGCTGGCTACTCAACCTACTACTACGAATCGCGTGAAGGTGTTCGCGGAGCATTCAAAGCAACCTGTCTACAGTATCTCTGGTGAGGACTAACCCATGACAACTAACCACCCGGCGCACGGTCATGTATCACTCGATCGCCTGCGCCAGATAAGCGAAATACTCAGCAAAGCATCAGCACAAAGCGACGACGGTAATCTCGGCTACGCAATGGCTGATGCTGTGAAGGTGATTGATTGGGCTATTGCTGCGTTTGGCGCAGAGCCTGTGGCGTGCCTTAAATGTAATGATACTGGAATGACGGATAGTGGCGGAGTTCAGCCATGGGGAGAACCAATACTCATTGATTGCGATTGCCTCACCGGCATGCTTCAGGCTGGCAACTCTTCGGTAACGCCGGATTGTTGGATTCAGGTAAGCGAGAGGATGCCTGAAGACGCTCAGTGGTGCGCAGTAAATACTGAGTACGGATATTACGTGCAGTGCTGGTCTGAGTGTCAGGGATGGCTTGGCGATGAAATTAGTCTGCCAAGTTGCGATGTAACACACTGGATTCCGCTGCCAGCATCACCGCAGCAGGAGGTGAAGTCGGCGCTTGAGCATGGGATGCAGCGTTACGCTGGTGCTATGCAAAAACTGTCAGAAGGGGATAAGTGATGGGAAAGTTAACCTTCGTTATTGATTTTGAAGACGGTAAAGAGCCTCCTGTGCATGCTCATATGGAGGCGTTCGGTGGCAAGGTTGTTGCAGTGGCCTTCCGTGATGCACTAAGCGAACAGGAAGAACGCGAGCAGGTGGTGAGCAACCATGAGCCGCTAAACACTATCCGTTGCTTTATCTGTAACGGTCGCCACCCAATAGGGGTTGCTTGCCCGTTTAATACGATTACTTCGGCGGTAAGCAATGGCTAAATCCGCAGCAGAACGCAAAGCCGCGCAGCGTGCCCGCCAGGCTGAATCTGGTAACCGCAAGCTGGAATTGCAACTCGACGAGCAGGAACTGGAGATGCTGGCGAGAAACTGCGCCGCCCGTCGCTCTGGTCGGGCGCCGTATGACATGAACGAGTACATCGCGTTGCTTATCCGCCAGGATGATGCCCGCGTTCGTGGTCGCATCAAGTCAATCAGTGCTAACCGCTGTGGTAAGTGCGGCGATGCGCTGCCGGTTAAGTCGTGTCCGTGCGATGGTGATTCGGCATGTTGGGTGACGCGTGGCTGGCATGAGACCAAATTATAAGTGTGACATGTCACGATAGCGACAATAAATTGCAACGGCCGCCGACTATGGCGGCTTTGTTTTGCGTGTTACTATTACCAAAACGGTAATTATTACTTCGGTGGTAACAATGCCCGCAGAACCAAAAGCACCAAAACGCAAATCAACGCAGTATAAGCCACTTACAGCGATGCAGGAGGCTTACGCGCAGGAATATACAAAATGCCCTGAGAATCAGACTCAGGCAGCGATTAACGCAGGATTTTCGCCAAACACGGCAGCGGTCAAGGCCAGTGTCATGATGCGTGATGAGCGCATCCAGAAACGGATCGCCGAACTTATGGAAGAGCGCAACAAGCGCCTGCGAGTCAGTGCTGATTATGTGCTACTCCGTCTGGTGGAAATTGACCAGATGGATGTGATCGACATCCTGAACGACGATATGAGCATCAAGCCGGTTTCGGAATGGCCTAAGGTCTGGCGGCAGTACCTGACAGGTTTCGAACTGGCCGACATGTTCGAAGGCCGTGGAGACGAGAAAGAGCTGGTTGGCATCCTGAAAAAAATCAAATGGCCTGACAAGGTGAAGAACTTGGAGCTGATTGGTAAACACGTGGACGTTAACGCGTTCAAAGAGCGCCTTGAGGTATCCGGCACTGTCACGATTGCCGACCGCATGGCGAAAGCCCGCCGTCGCGTGAAAGAGCAGGCTGGTGGTGAAGAATGAAAAATAAACCGGAAGCTTCATATGAAGAGCAGTTGATAGAAGACATTGCTGGTTTTACCCATGATCCACTTAGTTATGCCAGATATTCATTTCCATGGGGTGAGCAGGGAACTGAACTTGAGCACGCTGTTGGTCCGCGAACATGGCAAGCGGAAACCTTCGCGGAGATAAGAGACCATCTCCAAAATCCTGCTACTAGGTATGAGCCTTGTCTGATAGCTCGTGCGTCAGGTCATGGTATTGGGAAGGCATTGAGGCCTGATGATGTTGTCCCTACGCCATTAGGGATGCGATGCGTTTCTGATATAAGGCCTGGCGATCTCCTTTTCGGTGAGAATGGGAATGCCGTTCAGGTACTTGGCACCCGGAACTATGATATGTGCCCATTTTATCGAGTGATATTCTCTGATGGAACAGCAGTAGAAGTGTCATCTGGCCATCTCTGGAAAGTACGGGGAAGAAACTCCAGAAGAACTGGATCGGAGCATTGGGAGGTTCTTGAGACTATCGACATCCTTGAGCGCGGAGTTAAGCGCAGCAATGGGGCAGCAATGGCACGGCAGTGGGAGATTCCTGCATCCCCTCGTGTTATTTACCCATCAATGGCGCTTCCTGTTGACCCTTATACCTATGGGGTATGGCTTGGCGATGGTGATAAGGCCAGCGGTAGAATTACAAATATTGATCCTGAGGTATGGGATAACATCGCCTACCCAACACGAGTAAATGGGACAACCAGATCCGCCATCGGGCTCAAGGTGGATTTGATTAATGCCGGGCTGTTTGGCTGTACCACATATAATGCCAGCGTCGATCGCCGCTACATTGAATCTGAACAGCGGTTGAATATTCTTCAGGGTTTGCTAGACACGGATGGTTGGGTTGAAAAGTCGTGCGGCGGCGCTGCATTTGCTTCTGCATCAAGGCAACTCACCCGAGACGTGATCGAAATAGCACGATCACTTGGTCTGCGTGCAAGGAACGAAAAGTTTAAACCGAATAAGTGTGCTGGCAGTTGGTCTACTCATATCACCTGGGACGGTGAAACACGGTTATTCAGAATCAACAGAAAGCAGCAGCAGTTAGTGGCCGCAGAGAAACGGTACACCACAAAGTGGATTGAGAGTATTGAACCTGCCGCTGAAGGGCCGGGTGTTTGTTTTGAAGTTGATGGTGGTCTTTTCCTGGCCCGTGATTATATCGTCACGCATAATAGTGCCTTCATCTCGATGCTGATTAACTGGGGCATGTCGACCTGTGAAGACTGCAAGGTAGTGGTGACCGCCAACACCGACAACCAGTTACGCACCAAAACATGGCCGGAAATCATCAAATGGTCCAACCTGGCTATCACCAAAGAATGGTTTACCTGCACCGCCACGGCGATGTACAGCAACGATCCCGGTCACGACAAACGCTGGCGCGCTGACGCAATCCCATGGTCTGAGCACAACACCGAGGCGTTCGCCGGGCTGCACAACGAGCGTAAGCGCATCATCGTGGTATTCGACGAAGCGTCCAACATTGCCGATCTGGTGTGGGAGGTTGCCGAGGGTGCGCTTACGGACGAAGACACCGAAATTATATGGGTAGCGTTCGGGAACCCGACGCGTAACACCGGGCGTTTCCGTGAATGCTTCCGAAAATACAAGCACCGCTGGAAGTGCGCGCAGATAGACAGCCGTACTGTCGAAGGAACAAACAAGCAGCAGTTGCAGAAATGGGTGGACGACTACGGCGAGGATAGCGACTTTGTGAAGGTCCGTGTGCGCGGGATCTTCCCTGATGCGTCTGAAAACCAGTTTATTCCATCCGGCCTGACGCAACCAGCTGTTGGCAGGGTTATCACTCCGGCACAGGTCCAGCACGCTGCTGTAGTTCTTGGCGTCGACCCGTCTCACCAGGGTAAAGACCCCGCAGTTATCTACCTGAGGCAGGGGCTGCACTGCAAAAAACTCGGGGAGTGGCAGCGTACCACTGACGATGTGCTGTTTGCGAAAGTGATTGCCGACTTCGAGGATCAGTACCAGGCTGACGCTGTGTTTATCGATTACGGCTATGGCACAGGTCTTAAATCTGTTGGCGATAACTGGGGGCGCAACTGGACGCTGATAATGTTCGGCAGCGGTACGGCAGATCCCGAGATGGGCAACAAACGCGGCGAGATGTATAAATCCGCCCGTGACGCGCTGAAGCTTGGTGCGCAACTGGATAGCCAGGAACTTGCCGACGAACTGAGCGCACCTGAATACAAAGTCAGGCTGAAGGACAGCAGGAAGATTTTACAGGACAAGGACGAGGTGAAAGAATTGCTTGGCCGGTCACCGAACAATGCCGACGCCTATGTGCTGACTTATGCCGCTCCTGTTACCAAAAAACAGTTCAACTATGGGCAGCAGCAAAGCCAGCAGGGTAAGGCTCTCACAGAGTACGATCCCTATGCATGAAAAAGCCCGCGAATCGGCGGGCTAGTTGTGACATGTCACGGCTTTAGTCCTGTAAATATTCTTCGGTGCTCACAGCCAGCCGGCCTTCTAACAGTTCAGCGTGAGTGCTATCAATGATAACCGAATGATGCGGGTGAACATTTTGAGCCAGCCATTTAATTACTGGTCTTGTCACTTCTTCGAATGAGTCAGCTAAGGCTTTGTTTGTGTCTGTGATATTGCAATCACCAAGATTAATGGCATCAAATCCAGCGTTGATGGCTTCCGCAATATTGGTGGCATTGGTTTTATCGAATTGCCCATTCTGAATAAGCGCCGCATGCAGACATTGTAACTTCATGTTGTATAAGTGTTCTCGCATGTAATCATCATCACTTTTTTCTTTAGCGTAAACAGCGCGAGAAATATCAAATACATTACCTTTTTCCATTTCCGTCCGCTGGGCTGCAATCCAGTCATGACTTGTTACGCTAGTCCCATGGTCTTCACTAAGCGGTAACCCGGCCAGTCGTTCACCAGGAATTACCTCGTAATGCATTTCGTTACCGGCAAAAACACCATAAAAAATAGAGTCATCAGCTTGAACGATGCGGGAATATTTTAAAGGCCATTCATTTAGATATTTAGCCAACATATCAACTGTTTTCATAATCTCACCTTAAAAAAATGCCCACCGAAGTGGGCGAACTGGAAGCAAGGGCGCCCTCCATGGCTTTACGGGTTTACAGCGCAACGTCATCGCAATGGCGTTCTGGTGTAAAAGTGACGGTGGTCAGCATCAAGGGAAACTGCCACCGCCAATAGCTACACAGCATCGTTCTTATGGGCACTTCATCACGGTCCTAAGGCGTGATTGGGTTGTGGTACGCAGTCTATTCGGCATAGCAACTCTGCGCAGATGCTTCTAACAATTACCGGTGGTAACCGGTTTAATGCCTTATTCACCACAACGGAAAGAGCACTGACTTCGAGCAGACCTTGGGCCCAGGAACGACGATAATCTCAATGCTCTTACCTGTTGCATCCTCGTCTCTTACGAGGTGTCACACCGTATCGCCACGATGGTGATTCGGCATGTCCGTGCTTACCTGACACTGGCTTGCACATTCCGGCTACCCGGCTGGGGAAGTAGCATCAAGGGAACCCATCCGGACCGCTGCGGCACATGTGCCATATGCCGTACACCCACTGCGTTACATCAACATCAATTACCTAAAAGGTAATATCTGATGTTATAAGTGTCAATAGCCTACGCTAAATAAATCATATGTGGTTAAATTGGTAATAATTTAATTGCGTACGGAGCTATTGCTATGTGTATCGGCAGCAAGCCATCAGTGCCAGCAGCACCAGAAGTACAGGCCGCGCCACAGGAGCAGGATGCAGCAGTTGTAAGTTCTCGTGATGACGAAGAGCGCCGCCGCCGTGCAGCTGCTGGTCGCAGTTCTACTCTGCTGACTGGTGCGCAGGGCGACACCTCAACCGCAAACACCAGCGGTAAAACGCTGCTCGGTCAGTAACGGAGTAGGCAGAGATGGCGGAAACCGAAAAAGAGCGTCTGCTGAAGCAGCTCGCACAGCTGAAGAATGAGCGTACATCGTTCGAGTCGCACTGGCGTGACCTGAGCGACTTCATCAATCCGCGCGGTTCCCGCTTTCTGACGTCTGATGTAAACCGTGATGATCGTCGTAACACCAAGATTATTGATCCTACCGGTTCAATGGCTCAGCGCATTCTGTCCAGCGGCATGATGTCCGGCATCACCAGTCCGGCCCGTCCATGGTTCAAACTGGCAACGCCAGACCCTGACATGATGGATTACGGACCGGTTAAGGTGTGGCTTGAAGTCGTGCAGCGCCGCATGAACGAAGTGTTCAACAAGTCGAACCTGTATCAGTCACTGCCTGTCATGTACGCCAGCCTTGGTACTTTCGGTACCGCAGCAATGGCTGTGCTCGAAGATGACCAGGACGTGATCCGCACAATGCCTTTTCCTATTGGCTGCTACTACCTGGCTAACAGCCCGCGCGGCAGCGTCGATACATCCTTCCGCCAGTTCTCCATGACCGTGCGCCAGCTTGTGCAGGAATTCGGTCTGGATAACGTCAGCTCATCGGTACAGGGGATGTGGCAAAACGGCACATATGAAACGTGGATCGAGGTTAACCACTGCATCACGCCAAACATCAACCGTGACACCGGGAAGATGGACAGCAAGAACAAGCCGTTCCGCTCCGTGTACTTTGAGACTGGCGGCGACTCCGACAAGCTGCTGCGTGAGTCCGGCTTCGATGAATTCCCGATCCTGGCTCCACGCTGGGAAGTTAACGGCGAGGACGTTTACGCCTCATCCTGCCCTGGCATGCTGGCACTCGGTCAGGTCAAAGCGCTTCAGGTTGAGCAGAAGCGTAAAGCTCAGCTCATCGATAAAGCTACTAACCCGCCTATGGTTGCACCTGCCTCGCTAAAAACACAGCGTGTTTCCCTGCTTCCTGGTGATGTGACGTACCTCGACGTGTTGAGCGGTCAGGACGGTTTCAAACCTGCATACCTGGTAAACCCGAATACTGCAGATCTGCTCGCTGACATTCAGGATACCCGACAGACCATCAACAGCGCCTACTTTGTCGACCTCTTCATGATGCTGCAAAACATCAACACCCGCTCCATGCCTGTGGAAGCGGTGATCGAGATGAAGGAAGAGAAACTGCTGATGCTTGGCCCGGTGCTGGAGCGCCTGAACGACGAAGCACTTAACCCGCTTATTGACCGCGTGTTCTCCATCATGGCACGCAAAAACATGCTGCCAGAACCGCCTGACGTTATGCAGGGTATGCCGCTGCGCATCGAATACATCTCCGTGATGGCTCAGGCACAGAAATCTATCGGCCTCACCAGTCTGTCGCAGACCGTTGGCTTCATCGGTCAGCTCGCACAGTTCAAACCTGAAGCACTCGACAAGCTCGATGTGGATGAGGCTATCGACGCGTTCTCAGAAATGTCCGGCGTATCGCCAACGGTCATCGTTCCGCAGGAGCAGGTGCAGGGCATTCGAGAAGAGCGCGCCAAACAGGCACAAGCAGCACAGGCAATGGCAATGGGGCAGGCCGCAGCACAGGGAGCCAAGACTCTCAGTGAAACGCAGACCACTGACCCGAGCGCATTGACCGCTATCGCTAATGCAGCAGGAGCGCCGCAGCAATGACTGATATCGACGATGAAGGACGTAAAGCAGAGCTTGACGCCAAGCAGCAGCTTCTGGCGCAGCGCGATATCGACGACATCCAGTTTGTTATGGGCAGCGAGCAGGGCCGACGTGTGATCTGGTCACTGCTTGAGAAAGGTCAGGTGTTCGGAGCTTGCTTCAACGTAGATCCGCACATCACAGCATTCAACGAAGGGCAGCGCAACCTGGCTCTGGTTCTGTTTCAGCGCGTCATGGCGCACTGCCCAGATCAGTATCTGAAGATGGCCGCAGAGGCCAGAGAGGACAATTTATGACACAGGTACAAACCCAGCGCGTCGTGCGCCTCGATGGTTCCAGCCAGTTAGTTGAGGTTCCGGATTCTGCTCCGGCAGTAATTGGCGCTCCAACCACGACTGATTACGGCGGTGTAAAACTGGGCGCGACAATCGCGGCGCCAGCAGCCATGACTGCAACAGCGGACACAGCCTCTTCGGCGTCTGATGTTGCTGGTCTGCTCGTCGACCATAACGACCTGGTTACGAAATATAACGCGCTGCTGAATGACACCACGGCACTGCGCACCACTCTTGCCGCTGTTCTGGCGCAACTGAAAGCCAAAACGATCCCGGTTTAAGGAGATAACCAATGAATTTGTTTGAACGTCTTTTGCATCGTCGCCTTTGCAACGAACAACCTGCTGATGGTGGCGCAGCTCCTGCTGCATCTGAACCAGCAGCATCAACTGGTGATAATCCTGCACCCGCTGGCGATCTGGCTAAACCAGAAGGCGATAAGCCACAACCTGGTGCTGAAGGCGACAAGCCTCAGGAAGAAAAACCTTCTGATGGTGATAAGCCAGAAGAGAAAAAGCCTGGCGAAGAAAAAGAGCAGAAGCAGGAAGGTGCGCCGGAGAAATACGATTTCAAACCAGCTGAAGGCCAGGAACTTGATGTTGCTGCCTTGGAACAGTTCGAACCTATCGCCCGTGAACTGAACCTGACCAATGAGCAGGCGCAGAAGATGGTCGATCTGTACGGCACCAAGATCATGCCAATGGTCCAGCAGCAGCAGGCGGAAGCCTGGCAGAAAACCACCGAGCAGTGGGCTGCTGACGTTAAAGCAGACAAGGAGATCGGTGGCGACAAGCTGACCGCAAACCTCAGCGCTGCGCAGCGTGCACTGGAACAATTCGGCGATCCAGAACTGAAAGAATACCTGGATTCAACCGGTCTGGGTAATCACCCGGCGCTTGTTAAAGCGTTTATCAAAGTCGGCAAGGCAATGTCAGAAGACAAGGTTGTCACCGGCGGTCATGAAAGCGGCGGCAGTGACCTTATCTCCGCCTTCTATCCCAAAAAGTGAGGTATGAAAAATGGCTTTAATCGGTCAAACTCTGCCATCGTTGCTTGACATCTACAATCGTACTGACAAGAACGGGCGAATCGCGCGCATCGTGGAGCAGTTGGCGAAAACCAACGACATCCTGACCGATGCGATCTATGTGCCGTGTAACGACGGCTCTAAGCACAAAACCACCATCCGCGCAGGTATTCCTGAGCCGGTATGGCGCCGCTATAACCAGGGCGTTCAGCCAACCAAAACCCAGACCGTACCAGTGACCGATACCACCGGTATGTTGTACGACCTGGGCTTCGTTGATAAGGCTCTGGCAGACCGATCCAACAACGCCGCCGCATTCCGTGTTTCCGAAAACATGGGCAAGCTGCAGGGATTCAACAACAAAGTCTCCCGCTACGCTATCTACGGCAACACCGATGCTGAGCCTGAGGCTTTCATGGGCCTGGCGCCGCGCTTCAATACGCTGAGCACCAGCAAAGCTGCAAGCGCAGAAAACGTATTCAGCGCCGGTGGTAGCGGCTCTACCAACACTTCTATCTGGTTTATGTCATGGGGTGAGAACACTGCTCACATGATCTATCCGGAAGGCATGGTAGCTGGCTTCCAGCATGAAGACCTTGGTGACGACCTGGTAAGTGACGGTAATGGCGGCCAGTTCCGTGCGTACCGTGACGAATTCAAGTGGGATCTTGGTCTGAGCGTGCGTGACTGGCGTTCAATTTCCCGCATCTGCAACATCGATGTGACCACGCTGACCAAAGACGCATCAACTGGTGCTGACCTGATCAGCATGATGGTGGATGCATATTATGCCCGCGACGTGGCAATGCTGGGTGATGGCAAAGAGGTTATCTATGCCAACAAAACCATCCACGCATGGCTGCACAAACAGGCTATGAATGCCAAAAACGTAAACCTGACCATCGAAGAGTACGGCGGTAAGAAGATCGTTTCCTTCCTGGGCATTCCTATCCGTCGTGTGGATGCAATCCTCAACACTGAATCTGCCGTAACGGCGTAAGGAGAGAGAATCATGTTGCTTGATCAACAGGCTTTGTTCTCCGCGGCTCAGGCCATTACGGCCACCGCGGCATCAACCAACGTCATTGACACCGGCTCCAGTAAGGATGTCGGTAAAAATGGCGACATCCCGCTGCTGATTCAGGTTGTTGAGGCATTTAACACCCTGACCAGCCTGACTGTAACGGTGCAGACTGATGACAACTCGTCTTTCAGCTCTGCAACAGATGTGATCTCCATGGTCATTCCTCTGGCATCCCTGACCGTTGGTTACAAAACGCCGGTCATCACGCTGCCGATGAAGCTGGAGCGCTACATCCGACTTAACTACACCGTCACCGGTACCGCGCCGACCACTGGCAAAGTAACCGCTGGCATTGTTGGCGGGGTGCAGACCAATGTCTAAATATCGCGTCAAAGAGCGCTCCTTCATTAACGGCAAGCTCTGCGAGCCTGGCGATATTGTGGAGTTTTCCGGGGAGGCTGGCAAAAACCTGATCCCTCATAACGACGGTGATGTCGTGGTGAAGGAAGACGCTCTGCCAACCAATGAAGAGCTTCAGGAACTGGACCAGCTTCGTACCATTTACGAAGAGATGTTCGGCGAAGCTCCGCATAAAAACACCAGCGCAAAAACTCTCAAAGAGAAGATTGACGCCCGGCGTAAAGAACTGGGCGTGTAAGCGCTCAATAAAGTGCTAAAAGCCGGGGCCATTCGGCCCCGCTTTTCTATGCGGAGACCTGAGAATGAAAACTGTAAACATGAAAACAGGCACCGACTCATTCGTTGGTGAAGATGGAAAACCAGAAACCAAAGATCAGTATCCGTGGGGTCTGCGCATCACGCTGGATAACGAATCTCTGCAACGTCTCGGCCTGAATGCAAAATCACTGCCAGCGGTAGGTGATAGCGTTTCAGTTATTGCAATGGCTAACGTATGTTCTGTGTCTACCCGCACCACAGATCACGGTGAAGACAACTATGTTGAGCTGCAGATCACCGATATTGGCCTGGCTCCACAGAAACGTGATGATGCCAAAGAGCTGAAAGATGCTTTCTACCCAGGCGGGGAGGATGATTAATGGCCTCCGTTATCGAGATCTGCAACCGCGCGCTGAGCAATATCGGCAACACCCGCAGCATAAACAGTCTGAATGAAGCCAGTAAAGAAGCCGGGCAGTGCTCATTGCATTTTGATGCGTGTCGCGATGCGGCTCTGTCTGACTTTGACTGGAACTTTGCTACCAAGCGCGTGGCGCTTGCTGATACCAATAATCCGCCTCCGGACTGGCAGTACGCTTACCAGTACCCATCTGATTGCGTCCGTATAACCGAGATCATGCCGACCGGCATACGTAATCCTACCGCTGCGCAGCGCATTGAATATGTTGTCGGTTCCAATGAGGACCTGACAGGTAAGCTAATTTACACTGATCAGCCGAAAGCGTGGTTGAAATATGTAGCGCGGGTTACTGACGTAAATATGTATGACGCCATTTTTATGGAGGCGCTTTCCTGGCGACTGGCTGCTGCCATCAATATGGCGCTGACCGGTAGCGCGGATCTCGGTAACAACGCACTGACGATGTACAACCGTGTGATCCTTAGCGCTGGTTCCCATAGCCAGAACGAATCGCAGGAGCCACAACCACCGGTAGATGAGTTCACAGCAGCGAGGTTGTCATAATGGCTTTTAGCTGGATTCAACCGAGCTTTGCCGGTGGTGAAATTGGTCCGTCACTGTACGGCCGCATTGATATGTCAAAGTATCAGGTGGCGCTTCGCAAGTGCGATAACTTCATTGTCCGTCAGTATGGCGGCGTAGAGAACCGACCCGGTACGCGCTTTGTTGGTCCTGCTAAATATCCTGATCGCAAGTGCCGGTTAATCCCATTTCAGTTCTCGACCGTACAGACCTATGCTCTGGAGTTCGGGCACAACTATATGCGCGTCATTAAAGACGGCGCTTATGTTCTGACGACCAGCAATGTGATTTATGAGCTGGCAATGCCGTATGCTGATACCGACCTTTTCCGCATAAAATTCACGCAGAGTGCTGACGTTCTGACGCTGGTGCATCCTGCATACCCGCCGAAAGAACTGCGCCGTTACGCACACGACAACTGGCAGATCGTCGACGTCACCACCAAAAACGGACCGTTCGAAGATATCAACGTTGACGATACAGTGAAGGTATACGCCAGCGCCAGCACTGGAACCATTACGTTGACGGCAAGTTCTGCCATCTTCGGTGCTGAGCAGGTCGGAAAACTGTTCTATCTCGAGCAGCCTGCTATTGATTCCGTACCAGTATGGGAGACTAGTAAGACCACAGCAATCAACGATGTTCGCCGTGCAGACAGCAACTACTACCGCGCCAATACTGCTGGCAAGACCGGAACACTTCGCCCTTCGCATACAGAGGGAATGTCGTGGGATGGCTGGGGCGGTACTGGTTCAGATGATACCGGGATCCAGTGGGAGTACCTGCACAGCGGTTTCGGCATTGCCAAAATCACAGCAGTGGCTGGCGATGGCCTGACCGCAACTGCCGATGTGGTCTCATTCATTCCGTCTCAGGTAGTAGGCTCTGCTAACGCAAGCTATAAGTGGGCCAAATACGCATGGAACAGCGTTAATGGCTACCCGAGCACTGTTGTTTATTACCAGCAGCGCCTGTACTTTGCCGCGTCTACCGCGTACCCACAAACCATCTGGGCAAGCCGCACCGGCGATTATAAAGATTTCGGTAAGAACAACCCAATTCAGGATGATGATCGTATTATCTACACCTACGCCGGGCGGCAGGTGAATGAGATCCGCCACCTTATTGACGTTGGTAACCTGGTCGCTCTGACATCTGGTGGGGAATATACGATATCCGGGGACCAGAATAAGGTCCTCACGCCGTCGGCGTTCTCTTTCAGCTCTCAGGGGAATAACGGATCCAGTAACGTACCACCTATCGCCGTGGCTAACATTGCGTTGTTCATCCAGGAGAAGGGTAGCGTTGTTCGTGATCTGGCGTATTCGTTTGATGTTGACGGGTACCAGGGTACGGACCTGACTATACTGGCAAACCACCTGTTCCAGAAACACAGCATTGTTGACTGGTCATTCTGCATTGTTCCGTACAGCAGCGCGTTCTGCATTCGTGATGACGGTAAATTGCTGGTGTTGACATATCTGCGCGACCAGCAGGTTTTCGCATGGGCGCCACAATCCAGCGCCGGTAAGTACGAAAGTACCTGCTCTATCAGTGAAGGAAGCGAGGATGCTGTTTACTTCGTGGTTAACCGTACTATCAACGGGCAGACAAAACGTTACATCGAACGCCTGTCCAGTCGCCTGTTCACCAACGATGAAGATGCGTTCTTTGTCGACTGCGGCCTGAGCTACGACGGGCGCAATACATCATCACAAACAATGACCATCAGCGGTGGCACAGGTGACTGGAGCTATCAGGTTGATTATCCGGTTACTGTCAGTGGTGGAGCGTATTTCGTTAATACCGATGTTGGTGCTCAGATTCAGTTCCCATATACCGGCACGGATCCAGACACCAACGAACCGGTGGCTAAAGAGCTGCGCGGCGATATCATCTCGGTAACAAGCAACACTGCGGTGGTCGTGCGCTTCAACCGCAACGTTCCGCCGGTGCTTCGCAATGTGGCCACAACTAACTGGCAAATGGCCCGCCAGACGTTCAGTGGTTTGTCACACCTTGAAGGCCAGACGGTAAACATCCTTTCAGATGCCAGCGTTGAGCCTCAGAAGGTTGTAACTGGTGGATCTGTCACGCTGGAATCACCCGGTGCTGTCGTCCACATAGGCCTGCCTATCACCGCTGAATTTGAAACGCTGGACATCAATATCAACGGGCAGGAAACACTGCTGGATAAAAAGCAGGTCATTCCTACTGTAACGATGGTCGTCAATGCCAGCCGTGGAATATGGGCCACCACTCCGGGCGGAACCTGGTATGAATATCCGCAGCGTGAATTTGAGTTCTACGACGATCCTGTTGATGACGCTACCGGCAAGGTTGAAGTAAAACTCGACAGCAACTGGGATAAAAACGGACGAGTTAAGGTTCGACAACTCGACCCGCTTCCACTTTCTGTTCTTGCCGTATTGCCTCGCCTTACCGTCGGAGGCTTCTGATGATTAAAGCTCAGATCGTACCCGCAACCGCAGAGCATATAGAAGCCATTATTCCGCTTGTTCGCCAGGCTGATATTGATGAATTTCTGGCAACCAATGGATGGAGTCCGCGCCGAGTTCTGGAAACCGGTCTGCGCACGTCAACATTCTGCTGCGCCGGGCTGATAAACGGTGAGGTGGTGACTGTCTTCGGCGTAGCACCAGCATCGATGATCGGCGGCAGCGGCATTCCATGGCTGGTTGGCACTGACGCGCTGGAGAAATACCAGAGAACCTTCCTGAGACGGTGCGGAAAAGTGGTCAATGCAATGCTGACTGTTTACCCGTATCTTGAAAATTATGTTGATACACGTAACCACACCGCACGCATATGGCTTCACTGGTTGGGATTCACCATCGACGAACCTCAGCCATACGGCATTAACAACCTACCGTTTCACCGTTTCCACATGGAGAGAAAATAATGTGCAGCCCGGCTATCGCTCTCGCTGGCGCCAGTGTCGCTTTAAGTGGCGTTTCAGCATACAACCAGTACCAGCAAGGTAAGTATTCATCTGCTGTTGCCGAGCAAAATGCAGAGGTGGCTACGGCACAGGCACAGGATTCTATCAACCGTGGCAATGCTCAGGCTGATGAGGTTCGCCGTCGCAATCGGCAGGCCGCCGGAACACAGGCTGCAACTTTGGGGGCTACAGGTGCAGACCTCTCCACTGGTGTGGCGCTGGATATCTTTGGTGATACAGCTCAGTTTGGCGCGCTTGATGCGCTGACTACGGTTAATAACGCTCAGCGTGAAGCATATGGGTATGAAGTCCAGGCAGCCAACTATAAATCCCAGGCCAGTGCTTCGCGTAAGCAGGGAAATATGGGCGCATTCACTACATTGCTGACAGCACCTCTTCAGGCATATGGCGCGTACCAGATGGGCGGTGGAACGTGGTCACCATTCACCCAAAGTAAAGCGGCTCCGATTAGCGCTGCTATCGGCACACCAACCGGTCGATAAGGAGACATAGAAATGCCAACAGTACCAACAGTCACCGGTCGTCAGGTCGAAAGCAGAGGGTTTCAGTCTCCTGGTTTTCAGGCATTCGATCAGCCAAACATCGGTGACGCACTGACGCAGGTAGGGCCAAAGGCCATGGATGTTTTTGCACAGGCAAGGCAGCGCGCTGATGTTGCTCAGGCTCAGGATGCATCATTGCAACTCAGCCAGATTTCCAGCGATCTGCTGACTAATCCTGATACTGGGCTGCTAAACATGCAGGGTAAGAACGCGATAGGTAAGCGTGATGAGTACACTCAGCAATTCGATGCTCAGGCAGAGCAGATCGCGATGACATTGCCGGAAGGTGCCCGGGCTGGTTTTATGCAGCAGGCACAGCAGCAGCGCATTCAGTTTACCACCCAGGCTGGTCGACATGAGATAAGCCAAATTAATGCCTATGAAGAAGGTCAGTTCCAGGCGACTCTGGCGAATAACGGGAAGCTGGCTGCTGCCGCCTACGGCGACAATGCTAACTATGTTCTCTACAACCAGCAAACTTTCCAGCAGATCGAAGATTATGGTGCCGCGCATGGCTGGAGCACCGAGCAGATTCAGGCCAAAAAGATTGAGTTCAAAGAGAAGGTCGCCGATGCTTCCCTTTCTCAGTGGTCGGCAAATAATTCGATCGAGTTCATCCAGAGTAATGGCGAGTTAAGCGATACGGTTACCGGTTCCCGCCGTGCAGTATCAGAAGGTAGTTCTGGTGATAGCGCCCGTGGCATTCGCAACAATAACCCAGGAAATCTGGAATACAGCAAAACTAATCCGTGGGTAGGCCAGACCGGTGATGATGGTCGATTTGCGAAATTCGAAACGCCAGAGCACGGTATTCGGGCGCTTGGTCGCAACTTGCTGTCATACCAAAGACAGGGTATTGATACTGTCAGCGACATCATTAACCGCTGGGCCCCGCCGTCTGACAATAACGACACTGACGCCTATATTCAGGCGGTATGTGCGCAGCTCGGCGTAACACCTAACCAACCGCTTGACGCATCAAACCCTGATACGCTAAAGGCTTTGTGTGCCTCCATTATCCAACATGAGAACGGCAGCCAGCCGTACAGTGATCAGCAACTTGCTACCGGTGTTAGCGCAGCAATCGGTCTGTCTCAGCTTCCGACCAGCACAAAACGCTATACAGGCAATGCTGCATTCGACGCTGCATCTCCTGAGGCGCAGGCAACCTTCCTTCGTCAAGCCGATCAAATCCGCAAACAGCAGCAGGCGGAATATCGCACTAATATCGACAGTCGTGTGCGTGATGCCAGCGCAGCATACATGCGCGGGGTTGACTTCCCTGATGCTCCTACGCAGAACGACTTCCTAGCCGCCTACGGCGTGCGGGAGGGAAATCTACGCTATACCGAGTTTCGCAACACGCAGATCGCTGGGCAGTACATCGGATCGTTTCGCAACATGCCGACTAGCAGCATCCAGGCAGCAGTAGAAAATCTGAAGCCAGATACTGGTGAAACTGGCGAAGGATATGCGTCACGCGCCGCGCTTTATGACAATGTGGTTACCGCTGCAAATCAGGTAATCAAACAGCGCCAGGCTGACCCGGTGCAGTTCTCACTTGCCGCCGGGCAGACGAAGCCGATCGACATGAATAACCAGGCAAACTTCGGTCAGAGTATCGCGTTGCGAGCTGCACAGGTTAATGATCTGGCTAAATCATACGGTACGCCGCTGACGTTCTTTTCCAAAGAAGAGGCGAATCAGATCGGGGCTTTCTTCCGCGATGCACCAGTTTCTCAGCAGTCTGCATATCTCGACACCATTCGGCAGAGCACTGGGGGCGGTCAGGTATATATGTCAGCGCTTCAGCAGATAAGCACCAATGCGCCATCAGCAGCGGTAGCTGGGATCCTTATGGATAAGCCAGGAGGAGTGGTAGCGGAGAAAAACTGGTTTAACCCTGATGTTTCTGTATCACCAGAAACAGCAGCGCAAACCATCCTGTCCGGTGCCGCGGCGCGTAAAGGAACTGATGATGCTAAGGGCATCCCAATGCCGAAGGATAACGATCTGCGACTAGAGTTCTCTGACATGGTGAAGGATGCGTTTGCCGGTGACGCGCAGGGTGCATCAATGGCATATGAGATAGCAAAGGACTATTACGCTGGGGTGATGGCGAAGAAGGGTGTTGTTTCGGGGGAAATTGACAGTGACACATGGAAGCAGGCTGTTAACGTAGCTACTGGTGGCGTGCACGATTATAACGGCATGGGCAGTGTTCTGTTGCCTTGGGGGATGTCTGCCGAACAATTTGATAAACAAGTTGATCAGGCATGGAAAACTCAGGTGACTGGCGCAGGAATTAAAGCACCGCCAGGCCAGTACGGTCTGCAAAGCTATGGAGATAGCCAGTATCTGGTGAAACTCGGCACTGGGTATTTGCTGAAAGATGATGGAACTCCTGTCGTCATCGACCTTACCCAACAGCGCCAGAGATTCTCAGAGGGGATCCCGCAATGAGTTACTTTGGTCTCAACGCAGTTAACCAGAATCAGCAACTGGATGAAGCGGCATCTAACCCAGCAGGGTTTAATACCGATGTAGGTTTCTTCGATAACTCAGGTACTGCTGCTGTTTCGGGCATGTACTCTGGACTGGTTGCCAAACCAGACCAGCTTCTTTGGGCTGGAATGGATAAGATCGTTTCACCCATCGCTAAGTTTGTTAACGAAAACACTTCCATCAATGATACGTCGGCTGAATACATCGGCGAACAGCGAAAACTAGCAGAGCAGCAAGTTAAGCGCCTGACTCCTGACGCCGCCACAACAGGAACTGCTGGTCAGGTTCTGAATGGTCTGTTCGATATGGGCGGGCAGGCTGTCGTTGGTACGCTGCTGGCCGGTCCCGCTGGTGGTGCTGCTTCCGTCACTGCACTGCAGGGATTCTCTGAGTTTGAGAAATTGACTGCTCAGGGCGTAGATTTCAGGACTGCTCAGGAGGCTGGTCTGGTGCAGGGTGTCACTGCTGGCGCTGGCACATTGATCCCTATGAGCCTGGGTTTACGTGCCGGTGGGGCGCTGGCAGAAAGTGTTGGCGCACAACTGGCGAGGACAGGTGAAAGCGCAGTACGTAATGTTGCAGCTACTGCTGTTCGCGCAGCTCCAGATATCGCATACGCAGCCGGAACTAACATTGCCTTTGGGATGGCCCAGCGCGGGCTGACTGCAAAGACGCTGCGTGATGGTGGTTATAACGAAATGGCGGCTCAGTACGATGTGTTTGATCGCCAGTCTATCGCCATCGATGCGGTTCTTGGTGTGGCATTTGGTGGTGTTGGCCGGTTCCTTAATGCCCGCGGTGAAAGTGCTGCAACTCCAGAGTTTTCCCCGGCGGAGGTGGATGCAGCGCTGGCAGCCAATGCCTCACATCATGCTGAGATTGATGTTGCTCCTGGTGTTCCGGTTAATGTTCTGTCACGTGATGCGCATATACAGGCGCTACAGAAGGCGATGAATGACGTAAGCCAGGGCCGTGCAGTTGATGTGGCCAGCATTGCCGAACCGGCTTCATTCACTGAAATTCCATGGCGCAGAAACCTGATTTCTCAGGCGATCGATGAAACCCTGTATCGCACAGATGAAGGTAGCACTCAGGTTGCAGTTGACACCAGATTGCTTGAGCAGCAGGCAGCACAGGCTTTAGACGTTGAGCAGGTTAATCAGTTACAGACTGATATCGCCGGTATTGAGCGATACATTGAAACACTCAACCAGGAACGCTCCGGAGTCCTGAACGAACAACCTTCAGGCAGCGGACGTGAGTTATCGCGTGCACGCGCAGCGCGTCAGGAAAGGCTGCGTGATATTGACCAGCGTATCAATGACGAGTCGGTCAGACTACAGACGGCAAAGGATAATCTGGCGGCGAATGTTGAGGGTGGGGTTAACTTTGAAGCGCGGGCGGAATTAGCACGGCGTCAGCAGGCAGAAAGCGATCTCAATGCTCAGGCTGTTTCATTCTACAAAACGGCAGAGGTCCGGACTCCTGACGAAGTTGCACCTTTTGAACCTAGTGCCATATTGCGGCAGGCAGAGCAAAGGCCAACAGCGGAGCAGGCCGGAGATATGGATCTGCTTATTGCTGAAGACTCGCTGGTTGAGTCACCTGACATGATGATCACCATTCTCGATGATGACGGAAACCCACAGTCGCGCAGCGCTCGGGAAGTGCTGGACGAAGCGAGCAAAGAGAATGAGCAGGCAATACAGGATTCCAGCCTTTTTGACGTGGCTGTAGCGTGTTTCTTGAGAGGATAATTGAATGAGACAGGAATGTATTCAGGCCGTGCAACAGGCAGCACAGCGCACTCTTACAGCCAGAGAAATACAGAATATCGAAGACCGCATTTACCGCAATATGCGATCTATTGCCCGTGACGATCCGATGTCATGGCGTCAACTTAACGACGCTGAGCGCCTGCGCCGCGCCGGGCAACTGGCCGCTGAAGAGTTGCAGCGAGAGGCAGCACTGAAAAAACGCCGTGTCGCGCTTACCATCGCAGCGCGTCAGCGCCTGGACAAATTCATTAACAGTTATCAGGGTGCTGACGGAAAGCTAGGCGCACTCAACCGCACTATCGCCTTCAGCGCTGACGGGAAATCAAACTTTCTGTCTGTTGAGTCACGCACGAAAGCGACACGTGATTACGCATTAAGCCAGTTACAGGAGGCGTTCGAGGCTGTTGATCCTCGTTTCTTCGGGCTGTTTGAAGATGAGGCTGGTGTTAGAGATCTTGTCTTTGAAATGCGCGGACAGAAAACTGGCAATGCGAAGGCCAGAAAAGGGGCGAAAGCCTGGGGTGAAGTAACAGAACTACTTCGCCGCCGCTTCAATGATGCCGGTGGCGATATCGGATATCTGGAAAACTGGGGCATACCTCAACATCACTCTATGGAAAAGGTTGGGGCGGTATCGAAAGATAAATGGGTCAGTGACGTGATCGGCAAACTTGACAGAAAATATTACACCCGCGCCGACGGTCAGTTGATGAGCGATTCTGAGCTTACTGCCTTTCTTGGCGAAGCATATAACACCATCGCCACTGGTGGTCTGAATAAACTTACTGATACCGGTATGCGTATTTCTGGCGCACGCGGAAACCGTGGCAACGCATCCCGCCAGATACACTTCAAAGACGCTGATTCATACCTTCAGTACCAGCAGATGTACGGCGACAGGTCACTCTGGGAAATCATGGTCGGACATCTGGAAGGGATAAGTAAAGATATTGCGCTGGTGGAGACATACGGTCCAAACCCGGATCACGTGTTCAGATCGCTGCTTGACCAGACGAAGTCTGAGACTGCTACGGCTAACCCGCAGGATACCGGTCGTATAGAGCGCCAGGCAAATAATACCGAGAACCTGTATAACTTCATCTCAGGTAAAACTCAGCCTGTTGCCAACCCGCACATTGCACGCTGGTCGGATAACATCCGCAACTGGATGGTTGCCAGTCGTCTTGGCTCTGCGTTGCTGGCGTCTTTCTCAGATCTTGGCACCATGTACCTGTCGGCGAAGGTTACCAATCTCCCGATGAATCAGCTTTTCCGTAACCAGCTTGAGGCTATGGACCCAACGAACCGTACTGAATTGGCCCGGGCGCGTAGGGCTGGTCTGGCTATGGAATCCCTTCTCGGTAGCGTGAACCGTTGGGCGATGGATAATATGGGGCCGTCTGTCTCCCGATGGGCTGCAACGGCGGTGATGCGCGCCAGTGGATTAACTGCATGGTCCGACGCCCATAAGCGCGCCTATGGCGTGACAATGATGGGTAGTCTTGGTGAGGTGGTCAACAGAACGCCTGATCTGAAAAGTCTCTCAAATGACGACTTTCGCATCCTGAAAAGTAAAGGCATCACCGACACTGACTGGACCGTGTGGAAACTGGCTCAGCAGGAAGACTGGGGTAAAGGCAATAATACGATGCTGACTCCGGAAAGTATCATGCGCATTCCTGATTCTTCCGTGCAACACCTTGGTGCGCCAGAGCGTGTAAAATTCGAGGCTATGCGTAAGCTTCTCGGTGCTGTTACTGAAGAAGTTGATATGGCAGTCATTACGCCAGGCGCACGCGAACAGATGATTACCGGCTCAGGTATCCAGCGCGGCACCTGGAAAGGGGAATTAACCCGCAGCGTATTCTTGTTCAAGTCATTCCCGATATCCGTTGTCATGCGTCACTGGTCTCGGGCTATGGGTATGCCTTCTGCCGGTGGTCGTGCGGCATACATCGCGACGTTTATCGCCAGCACGACAATACTTGGCGCGCTTTCTCAGCAACTAAACGACATGGCGTCAGGCCGTAATCCGCGAGATATGGCTGGTGAAGATGCTGCTAAATTCTGGCTTGGTGCGCTGCTGAAAGGTGGTGGTCTTGGGCTGTACGGTGATTTCCTGTTGTCTGACCACACCCGGTACGGGAGCGGCGCGCTGGCTTCAATGCTCGGACCGGTGGCTGGCCTCGTTGATGATGTCATTAAGATCGGTCAGGGCATACCGCTTAACGCAGTTGAGGGCAAGAGCGAGCAGACTGGCGGTGATCTGGTTAAGCTTGGCAAAGGCCTGACGCCTGGTGCTAATATCTGGTACCTGAAGGCAGCGCTTGACCATATGATTTTTAACCAGATGCAGGAGTATTTTTCCCCTGGCTATCTGCGTAAGATGGAGCAGCGTTCGAAGAAAGAATTCAACCAAACATACTGGTGGCGACCTCAGGATGTCACTCCGCAATAAGGATGTGAAAATGATTTCTTTTATTCTTGTGGTGTTGGCAGTCGTCGCACTTGGCGTAATGAACCGTAAAAATATCATTGAAGATGGGGAGTTTGCCGTCGCAGTTGTTTTAATATTATCTGGTGTCGCAGGGTATATTGGTTTGTCATAACACGATAGTGACATGTCACGAGGCCGCAATAGCGGCCTTTTATTTTTCATTATGTGGTTTGCTTTCGTAACTGTTCAGCACAGTAATCGAGATGCGTTTGCAGATCCTGCATGGTCATTTGAGAACTTGTGACGTAATTCACAAGCGCAACCAGTTCAGCCAGTGGCCCATCAACATTGAAGCCATCTTTATCGAGTTCCCGCAGTAACTTCATCAGATGCGAGTCCTCCACCAGGGATCTAACGCCTACCGGCGTGTGTATTCTTTCTTCAAATCCTTCTTCCAGCGGATGGTGATACTGCCGTTGCATCTCTTCTTCTCCATGCAATCACTGTATAAACATACAGTAGCAGAAGATATCAGGACTATCCAGCATGAAATGCAAATTACCTGTAAGGTAATAAAGCAACTGATTAATACCTAAACGATTCATATAGGGTTTATTGGGTAATAGAATGATCCAGAATGCATGCGCGCCGGGCGCATAAGCAACCTGGAGATACTTACATGACGGTCTCAACCGAAGTTGACCATAACGACTACACAGGGAACGGGGTAACGACTTCCTTCCCTTATACCTTCCGAATTTTCAAGAAGTCTGATCTGGTTGTGCAGGTTGTTGACCTGAACGAGAACATCACAGAGCTGATTCTTGACACTGATTACACCGTGACTGGTGCCGGTGGATACACTGGCGGTAATGTTGTTTTGTCGGCACCTCTTACTAATGGTTATCAGATTTCGATATCCCGTGAACTCCCTGTCACTCAGGAAACAGATCTTCGAAACCAAGGTAAGTTCTTTGCCGAGGTTCACGAGGACGCATTCGACAAGTTGACGATGCTGATACAGCAGGTACGCAGTTTGTTCAGCCTCGCACTGCGTAAGCCCTCTTTCGTAGCCAACTACTATGATGCGCTTGGAAACTACATCCGCAATCTTCGTGACCCGTCACGCCCGCAGGATGCAGCGACTAAAAATTATGTTGATTTGAATTTCCGTAGATCAATAAGGGTTCCTGAATCATCAGTAGGATTAACACCAAATGTAGAAGACAGGAAAAACAAAGTATTTACTTGGGATAATAATGGAGATCCTGTTGCCACCCTTCCTCCATCAGCATCAGCTACCGATGTTTTAATTGAACTAGCTAAGCCGACTGGAGCTAGCAAAATTGGTACGGCAGATGGTAGGAATGTACAGGAATTCTTGCTAGCAAATGATAGTGCAGAGTACCGTGCAAAAAATATAGCTAAACTTGCTTCTGTAAACTACATGATCAGAACAAAACAACCTGTAAATGTTCTTTTTCAAGGTGATTCAATCACAGCAGGTTATGATGTAAATACTACTGATAGTGTACCTGCAGAAAATGGAGACAACGTCAGACATGCTTCTGTAACCTATCCAGAAAGATTCGCTTCTTTTATGTATGAGCAGGTAGGTGTTGCTGTTACTCCAATCTATCGTGCAATCTCTGGTTATACTGCACAGCGCGCTTACGAGAATCCGTCATGGCAATCAAATCCTAATTGCGATCTTGTATTCATTATGTATGGCATTAATGACGCAAACGGTTCTGGAGGAACAACCCACGAATCTTACATGCAATATATGGAGTTAATGATCCGTAGATTGATTAATTGGAATATAGGTGTTGTTGTTTTGACATGTGCAGCTGGTGATCTTGGCGCAAACAACCCTGCATTTCAGATCTACGCCCAGCAAGTAAAAAACATGGCGATGATATATGGCTGCGCATATATGAATGCGCATGAAGTTCAATATAATAAACTGGCAGGAACAGTACAGTCAGATGCTACTCACTTTAACTCAATGGGGTATATTAAACTTGGTGAGGCATTAACTTCTATGTGTGCGGCAGGTGGGCTTTTGCAGACTTATAAGCCTGTTAATTCAGAGGTACAGTTTTGGCCTGGACAAACTAGCGACCATCATGGTTTTTGTAATCCTGATGGAAACCTACGGATGACAATTTCAAACGCCGCTTATACTAACAATGGGATAAATGGCACTTTCCCTGCGAACACCGCGTGTGTCACATCATATCACTTCTACCAGGATACAGAGGCACTTGAAATAGATGTGATAGGAAGCTGGGATGATAACGGCCTAAACTGTGTTGTGGAAAACTGGAGCATGCCCTCCACCGTTCCATACTATCCCCTTTCAAAAGGGGTATCTAATGAAAGAAGCATCGGCTTACGCGGTGGTACTCTTGGTGGTCCATTAGCAAATAAAGATGGAGCGTCAAGAACTGGACAACCTAAATTCATAGGAACCATCTACGGAAGGGGGTGGAAAACAATCTCTTTATTCAACAGGCTTGATGGAACATCGCCAAATGACCAATATATCCAAATGTTGACTTTACGCCCTGTTAATTTAAGAAAAGCAAATCCAAGCAGACGAGATTATCAATTAGGTAACTTGGCTTGTGTAAGGAAACTTATTCCAGACTCAATCGCAAGCGATGGTACACTTCCAGCGGCGCTGTTGCTTCCTCAGGTAGTAGTGCCTATGCCTGAATCGTTGCGAGGTGTATCAAGAGAAAACAAAAACCAGTTTTTTGATTGTGGTGTTGCAAGACTGGTTATTAAGGCTATTGGTGGAACATTCGGTAATGGCGTTTTAGAGGCATTGGTTTATAAAACGTCAACAACTGACGACTATACCGTTACGGTTATATATCAGTCTGGTACAGCGGCAAACTGGCCTGTATTTAAAGCATCAAAGGCTCAACAAAGTCTTTTAACCGATTATACCGCAAATCAGTTAGGGGCAAGCATGCCTCAAAAGGACATCAGATGGTCTAGTAATGTTGTAGTTAACGGGTCTGGTAGATCTGATATGGGGGAATGGTTATCCATTACATCAGACTGGACAGCTGTTTCAGGCGGTGCTAAGACGGCGTACTGGGATGTAGAAATATGGGGCATGGACTTTAATGGTGCACCTATTGCTACAGCCATTTAATTAAATAATTAAAGGCGCATGAGCGCCTTTAACTGTTTTTTTTATTTTTATACATATCAATTTCAGATAAACCCCAAATAAATATAAAAACAATATCAATAACAATCATAGTATTGTCAAATGGTATGATTTTTATCAGCATAGATAGCATGCTAACAAATGACAAAACAGCAACAAATCTAATAACCTGCTGAACTTTAGAATTCATAAATACCACATGATGAAAATTAAAATTTGTCAGATAATATCACCTTTAAGGTAATTTCGGTAGGACTAGTCTGAGGTTTTTTGAACCATATATGGTTTATTGTGTATGATGAACTCACCAACTAAGGGGGTTTTTATGCACAGTAAACGGTGGTTGATATGTCAGCCCAGCTAACCAGTGAGTCTTTAAATCAGTGGCTTAGCATGGGGTCGCTGGCTGCTGTTATCGCCGGAGTTCCTCCAGAGGTGGCTCTTGGTGCTTTATCAGGTGCGGTAATATTTATTACCTCAGCCGTTGAGTATCCAATACGCCGCCGGGTTCTCCTGTCGATGCTCAGCTTTCTTTGCGGGCTTCTCTTCTACAAACCAACAGCATCAATCCTTATCGGCGTAGCCAGCCTGATCCCAACTATCACGCAGGACTCTTTCGAGAAAGGGATCGTCTTCTCTGCTGGCGCGTTCGTGTCGGCAATCGTCGCAGTACGTATTGGTATCTGGCTCTATCACCGTTCAGACAATCCACGCGATTTAATCCCGGGGAGAAAAGACGATGACAACTCATGAGCTGCTTTTACTCATTGCCAATGCGGTTATCTGTTCTGCGATAGCAATCCGCGTCGCAACCTTCCGGCGTAATGGATCGCAACACCGCCGGTGGGGTGGGTGGATAGCCTACTTCCTTATTGTGGCGTCAGCCAGCATCCCTATCCGCGCTGCATATGCAATCTGGTATCACACACCAATGGCCGCTGATTTATCAGAGGTCATCATCAACGCTGTCATGCTTGCCGCCGTCCTGAAGACGCGCGGTAACGTCGTGCAGATATTTAAAATATCGAGGTCTCAACATGGACATTAACCAGTTCCGGCGCGCAGCCGGTATTACTGAGCAGCTGGCCACGCGCTGGTATTCACACATCACCGCAGCCATGAATGAATTTGGCATTACCAAGCCAGATGACCAGGCAATGTTTATTGCACAGGCGGGACATGAGTCTCGCGGATTTAGTCGTTTGGTAGAGAGTATGGATTATAGCATTGCAGGACTGGCTGATTTCGTTCGATACGGACGGATCACTCAGAACCAGGCTAATGCTTTGGGCCGTCGTTCGTATGAAAAAGTACTTCCTCTGGAGCGCCAGCGCGCGATCGCCAATCTGGTGTACAGCAAGCGCATGGGAAACAACGGCCCTGGCGATGGGTGGAACTACCGTGGGCGCGGGCTTATCCAGATCACTGGCCTTAACAACTACCGGGATTGTGGAAACGGTCTGAAGGTTGATCTGGTCGCTCAGCCTGAACTTCTGGCGCAGGATGAATACGCTGCCCGCAGCGCGGCGTGGTTTTTCTCCAGTAAAGGTTGCATGAAGTACACAGGCGACCTTGTACGCGTCACGCAGATCATTAACGGTGGCCAGAACGGTATTGACGACCGTCGCGCACGTTACGGTGCTGCCCGTAAGGCACTGTTATGATCACGGCATTCGTTAAAGCGTACTGGAAACAGTTAATTATCGTGGTGATGCTTGCTGCTCTGGTTACTGTCTGTCGTGTCGCATGGGTTAACCATGGTGAAACTCAGTACGCAGCCGGTTATGCCCAGGCGCAGGCAGACCAGAAACAGGCTGATGATAAAGCCCGAGCACAACGTGATCAGGAGAAAACACAAATTGAACGTGATGCGATATCCCGCATTGAAGCTGCGCGGGCTGATGCTGATTTTGCTGCTGCCTCTTCTGGCCGCTTGCAGTCAGAGCTTGACAAGATCAAACGATTCGCCGAACACTATACCGGACCTTTCCCCACTGGCACGCCAGCCAGCAAGGTCATCGGTGTGCTCGCCGACATGCTTGAAGAAAGCAACCGAACTTACGTCGCAACAGCAGAAGAAGCTGAGCGATATAGGGTTTCAGGTGAGTCCTGTGAGCAGCAGTATGACGCACTGAAAAAACGTAGTACTGTTAACCGGTGACGGTATATAAAACGGTACGGTGAAAATCAGTTTTCATAAAGTTGTTATCAGTCAATTGCTTATGTTGTCCGTAAATAATTGAGTGGGAATAATATTCCTCCCGTTTAGCGGTTTCTGAACCGGTAGTATGTAAAAGCCCTCTGTTTATAGAGGGCTTTTTATTGTGCACAGAAAACCCCCAGCTAGGCTGGGGGTTCCGGAAAGCTTTCAGCTTTGGGCCAGTTATTAAAACCCCTTTTGATTTGTTAAAACACATTGCGGTCTGGCAACTGCAAATGTTTAACAAGA